CACCCGCCCCTCGACGCGGTGGCGTCTGTCCTGCGCAAACTGCCCACAGACATGCGCCGCCCCGGCGTGCCACCGTGCATCCTCGATGTCCTGGAGGATGCGCCACGACGCCACGCCAGCCCCAACAGACATCAGGATCAGGAGGCGCGTCACTGATCACTCCCCGGCGGCGGCGTCAGGTACAGCTCAGGCCAGAACGGATCGAAAATATCCGGGCGCTTGCCCGTGGCGCGCAAGTTCAGGCCCACGGCGGGGATCTCGTCCGTCGGCAGCTCTGCAAATTCATCTTCTGCCACCTGTGCGCCGTGCCCTATCGTGTCCTCCACCTGGATCGCGCGGGCGCGCTGTGCGGCGGCGTATGCAGCGCGCGGGGCGGGCTTCATGAGTGCGAGCTGTACCAGATACGCCACCGTCAGCAGGATCGGTGCAAGGATCAGGAATCCCAGGATCACGCGGGCGACATCGAGGGGGATCACGGGGCGCTCCGGATGCTATCCGCCGCGTCGGTGAGTATCGCTTTGACCTGACGCAGTGACAGCACGGAGCGCGGGCCGATCTCGATGTGCGTCTGTCCGGCGCGATCTCGGTACACGAGGACGGGGATCACGTCCTCCAGGGTGTGCCCCGGTTCAGGGCTGACGCCGGAGGCGGCTACCAGTGCGGCGCAGAGTCGCTGTCTGAGGTGTAGTCCCGTGGTGCTCATTTCAGATCCAGATCAGGGGTGTACGTGGGCGCGTCGAGGATGTCACCCGGCAGGGGTGGAGGAGCACGCCACCCCCTCACGTCGGCGTCGGGGTCTGTCAGGGCGTCATCGTCAGGACGGGGTGCGCAGATGTCGGCGTGATTGCACGGCGGGCAGAGTCGATAGAGCGCGCCGGGCGGGGGCTGCCCACCGGGACGATAGGCGATCTCCCGGTCACAGTGTCGGCAGGAGTAGCGGCGGATCTGCGGCGCGATGGAGAGGCGCGTCACGGTGTCACCTCCAGGGCGGAGATCGTGACATGCGCGCCGACGCGGGCGGGATCGTGGCTGGCGTGTAGGCTGACGTGCAGGCGACTCACAAGGGTATCGTCCACCAACGCGCCGCCGTGTACCAGGGCGTCGAGGACCGACCCGGCGGCGTTGTCGGCGTCGGGTTTGCCGATCCAGGGGAACGGCTCCCCGCCGGGCGGCTTCCACAGCGCCCGGCGGGTGACGCTGGTCTTAGCGGGCCGGTTGCGAGGCGCGGGGAGGACCACCACGACGTGCACCGTCACTGCGCAGTCGATCACGGCATGGACAGACGCGGCGCGCATGGACTGTACGACGCTGACGGCACTCTTGACCCACAGCCGATAGGCGCGGGGCATGTACGTACCCCGGCTTGTGACGCGGGGGCGGGCCTTGCCGGGTGTTTTGCCCGGCAAGAACAGGGCAAACAGTGGCGGGGAGTCGGTCACGATGTCCTCCAGGCGGGGAAGTGCTGCGGGCGCGGGGGAACGCCCGCAGCGGATCGAGGATCAGGCGCGATCCGGGGAGGGATCGGCGGGGGAGCGGGTGAGGATGCCGATCACGCGGCGGCGCTCCTCGACGGGGAGCCGCTGCACTTGACGCAGGGCGCGGGAGCCCGCAGCCGTCAGCCGCCCGGCCTGGAGCCACGTCACAGACACCCGACAGACGCGGGCGACATCGTGCAGCACTGGATCACCGGGGCGGCGCTCCCCGCGCTCCCAACCGTGGACCGCACTCGACGTGCATCCGAGGAGGCGGGCAAGTCCCGCGATACTGTGCCCGGCGTCGAGGCGTGCCTGTTTGATGCGTGATCCTGTCGTCATGCACAAACAATAGCGCATGACTGCGCACCCGTCACGGGATACGATCGGTGCGGTCGTGTTGCCGGGAGTGAGGGGGATTAAGCTACCCCCGCACTCCCGGTTTTTATCTGCGGGAGTGCGACGGGTGGAGGATCGCAGTGATCGCGACGTGCAGCGCGTCAGCCTGGAGTGCGGCCCACCCCTGGCAGATCACCACCTCCAGGACATCGACGACGGACACCGGGAGCGCCTGGATATACGCCGTCAGTGCAGCCTCCCCGGCGTCCCGGTTTGGAGCTGCGGGCCGTGCCATGCAGGCGATCAGCTCCAGCTCCAGCAGTGTCCGGCGGGTGTGTGCGCTCACGGTGTCACCTCGATGTATACGCCGCAGGTGGAGCTCTGCCCGTCCTGGTATCGGTGCGCCTCCATCGCGGCGGCGTGCATGTCGTCGCACTCCTGATCAGTCCAGACGGACAGCCACGAATTCGCGCGGGGCTCCCCCTCCCGGTCGGGGTGTGGATTCCAGAACGACAGCAACAGACAGCCTGCGCGGGCGCTGTGACGCTTGCACTGACGGCAGAGGGTACGCCGTGCCATCGGGATAGCGGCGGCGGTCATCGTGCCCTCCGCGCGCGGTATGCGTCGGGACGATCAGACACCCGCCCCGTCTCCCCGTGCCAGTGGAGATCCAGGATCATCCCCGCCGGGCCTGCCCTGTTCTTGCCGACAACCCAGTTCATGAGCGTGGGATCTGCGGTGTCGTCGTAGTACGCCGGACGGTGTGCAAGGAGGATCAGATCGGCGGTGTTCTCAATCATGGTGGAGTCTGAAATATTGGAGATCCGGGGGATTGCATCCTGACGGTTCTCTGCGTCACGGTTCACCTGCGCCAGTACCAAGATCCAGATCCCCAGCTCCTTCGCCAGCTCCTTGAATCCCACGATCCAGCGGGTGACAGCATCGGTGCGCCGCTCCCCGCGATCCGGTGTCATCAGCCCGATGTAGTCCACCACGACGCCGCGCAGTGGTGCCGCTGTGGTGGCGTTCTCTGCATGCTGTCGGCGGATATGGCTCTTGATCTCTGTCAGGGTGTAGATCCCCCGCCCACGGACCCGCAGTGGCAGTGTGGAGTATTCCGCCGCTGCGGATCTGATCCGTGCCATCTCTGCCGGGGAGGACTGGACCTTGCCGATCACCTTCCCCAGCCCGACGCCGGAGAGCTGCGCGATGTACCGCTGGTGCTGTTCCACTTCGTCCATCTCCAGGGTGACGTATTCCACCCGGTTCCCGTCGAGGGCGGCATTCATCGACAGGCTGACGGCACCCATCGACTTCCCCATCCCCGTCCGTGCAGCGAGGACGATCAACTTTGTGGGCGCAAGGACGCCGGGGGCCACCGCGTCGAGGGTTTCGATCCCCGTCGAGCCGTGGGCGTGTGCTGCGGGATTTGCGAGGAGATCCAGGACAGCGCGCGCCCCGTCGTCTGCGCTTGTCCCGGCGTCGGGGCGGGTGTGGCGTAGTCTCCCCACTGCACGCTCCACCAAGTCGATCGCGTCCTCCACCTGTTTCGTCGGGCGTCCGTGGATCGGCTGGGATGCAAGCGACGTGAGCCAAGGGGCCATAGCGGCGATCCGGCGGCACGTGGCAAGCGCGATCACCGTCTCGATGTGGTCCGCGACGATGAGCGGCGATCCCATGTCTGCCAGCCCTGACGCGTACTGCAGCCCGCCGTAGTCCTCCACATCTCCGGAGAGGTAGATCGCCTCGATGACCGCCGCCATCTCGATACTCTGCCCGGCGTCGGCGCGTTCACAGAGGAGCACATAGAGGCGCTGGTGTGCCAGCCGGTAGAAATCCCTCGACTCCAGGCCGCTTGCGCGAATGTCTACCAGCTCAGCACCATAGCTGCTGAGAATCGAGGCGAGGATCTGGCGCTCTGCCTCCAGGCTGTGCCGCTCTGCGGGCGTCTGTGCGGCGCTCACGATGCCACCTCGACGCACGCCGCCGCCCAGTGCTGCGGAAACTCCCGCTTAAAATCGCGTTCAAATTTGCCCGCTTCATACCCCCGGCGCAGATCCCGCGCTGCCAGCCATGCGCTACCCGTCGAGGACGTTCCCAAGACCGACTGCATGCAGCTCAGCACGGCGGCGTCTACCCGCAGATCGTCAGGGCACAGCCGCCACCCGGTGCGCTCGTGTGGTGCCTGTCGTCGGTGGATGTCTCCCCAGCATGCAGAGAGAAGTGCATAGGCCTTATCTGCGGTCATTGCCTCCCCGGCTCCCCCGTCGAGGAGCGTCAGCGCGCCCGGTGCTGCGGGCTTGGGAAATACGCCCTGATAGCCTGACGCGGCGGCGGTGTGGAGGGCGTCAACCACTGCCAGCCCCGCCCGGTGATCCCGCTCGAGCTTGCGCAGGAGTCGTGCAGGCTGCGCCGGGGTGCGCCACCGTGACGCCGCCCTCATCTCCTGACGGTGTGCGCAGTAGTCCACCCACGCCTCCCCCCAGCCCGGCAGGGCGTCGAGGACATCAGGCACCGGGACGGCGGCGATCTGTGCAGCGGTCATACAGCCCTGACGGCGGCGGGGCTTCTCCACAGCGTCCACAGACTTCTCCACAGCGTCCCCGGCAGGGGGACTACAGGGGGTAGTTGTCTGATGTGTGATGTCTGAGGTCTGTACTTCCGCGCGTATGGCGACCGGCTGGCGACGGGCTGGCGACGGGCTGGCGACGGCAGACGGTTTAACCTGCTCTATCGTCTGCAAAGCTGGCGACCGGCTGGCGACCGGCTGGCGACGGGCTGGCGATTGCTGGATCAGACGCCAATCCGACTCTGCTCGTAGGAGACAGCGGACACGGTGATCAGTCCATCCCCAGCGGGCAGACAGCGCGGGGCGTCCCGGCATCCTGCGACGACGTGACAGCTTCACCTGTGCGGCGTACACCCGCAGATCGTGTGCGGCCTGTCCATGTGTCCAGGGCTGCGGGAGGAGCGGGGCCACCTCCTGCCACACAGCAGACGGCAGGGGTTCCCAGCCTGTGCGCAGGGATGACGCGGGAGCGCCGGGTGTGTTATTCTGCATTTGATTCCTTCAGGGACCGGGTGTAGTTGGTAGCTCCCCGGTCCCTATTTTTATATCACGTCAGCGGTCAGAACAGGGTGTTCTGTACTGCGGGACGCCACGCGGGCGGGCGTGACATCGTCAAATACTCCCGCTGCTGTTTTGAGAATACGCGCTTCTGTCCGATCCGCTCCCCTGTAATTTCCACGACGTGCCAGCCCTCCAGCTCCACAATCGGCGCGCACTCGCAAATCACCACCCACGCCCCGGCGTCAGACCAGCGGCGTGCCATCGTCAGCACGTCAGCGCGGGGGAGGCTGTGCGCGTATCCAGTGGTCGGGTGTTCCCCCAGGTGTCCCAGATAGGGCGGATCGATGATCACCACAGAGCCGGGCGGGAGCTGTGGTGGCTCGACGGCGCGGGCGTCGGGGAGGATGGAGGCGGGGATGGTTGGAAGCGCATCGAACCGCTCTTGCATACCGTTGATCGTCAGGCAATCCACCCGACCGCTTCCAGATAGCCCGCCGTATGGATTCTTGAATCCGCCGTTCCCTGCGGCGTTGCCTATAGACCACGCGGTGTCAAGGCACCACCGCGCCACCTCACGAGGATCGACGGCGCGGGCGTCGGGGAGGATGGAGGCGGGGAGGTGGTCCGGCACACGATCCAGTGCGTCGAGTAGTTCGGGGATCGTCGTACAGAATGACTCTCCGCCGTGAGTTGATCCGCCCTGCCCGGTGTTTTTGAAGTCGGGTCCGACGTTGATCAAGCGGTTCGCTGTGACCAGCCGTATCCACCGCGCCACCTCACGAGGATCGGCAGGGGGAGCCTTGACCGGTCCCTCTGCGCGCAGCCGATCCCATAATTTGCGTGGATTTTCGTCTCTCCAGCCGCGAATGATTTCCGCCGCTTTGCTCTTCAGTTCGGCGTCTGTGTAGCTGGTCAGCAGGAGGCGGCATCCGTCGTCCGGCTCGCACCACAGATAGCGGGCGGCACCACTGCCAGAGCGGAGCCCGAGACAGCGGAGGATGGCGCTGGCATAGCCCTGTTTATTGCCCATCCTCGACACGGGCGGGCGGGCGTTTTTTCCACCGTGCAAGCGGATCGAGAGTGCGGCTGTTCCTGCGCACAGCTCAACGAATAGGGGGATCATGACAGCACCAGCAATTCGGACGCTACAAATCTGCCGATGATCTCAGCGCAAGCGGGAACCACGGCGTTCCCAAGCGCCGTCAGTCGCTCCCGGTCGTGAGGCTGTCGTGGTCGGGTGCGCGGCGGTTCCCAGGCGTGCTGTGGTCCTGGAGGGGCGGGCCATCGGTGAGGGCTGTCCAGCCGGGCGGGAAGCCCTGCAAGGCCTCGACCCAGCTCGGATTGAGTCGGCCCTCCACACTCATCGACAGGGAGACCTGTTTCCCTATCCTGATCCGCCGCTGGACATTCGGGGCTGATGGCCCGCTCCGATCGCGATTGTCTGACGCTGCCGGGGTCGGCCAGCTGCGCCTCACCTCGACTGCCAGCAGCCGCCCCGCGCCGTTCCCGTTGATCCCCTTTGATTTGAGGCGCTCCCGGCGGGCGTCGAACACCTCCGGAGACTGATCGAATGTCTGAGCTGATGGGGTCGGCCATGCTCGAGCTGCGCCCGTCGCCCCGGTCAGCGTTGGGTAGATCTGCCCTCTTGACCGCTGGTAGCCGTGCCCGCGCTGCCCCTCGCTCGCGGTCATTGTCGGCCAGCCACGCGACACAGAACCACCTCTCCCGGCGGTGTGGTGCGCCGACCAGTGGATCGTCAGCGCGGAGCATTCCCCAGCGCGCACCATACCCGCACGCGGCCACTTCTGAGAGTACAGCTGAAAGCCCCAGATTAACGATGTTTGGGACGTTCTCCATGATCCAGATCCGGGGTCGTGTCTCGCGAACGATCCGCGCCATCTCGTAAAACAGGCCGGATCGATCACCCTCCAGACCGGCCTGCTTGCCTGCGACGGACAGATCCTGACAGGGGAAGCCGCCACAGAGGATATCGACAGGGGCGACGGATGATGCGGTGACGGATCGGACATCGGTATACCTCTCAGCGTGCGGCCAATGACGGGCCAAAATTTTACGGCAGAAGCCGCTCTGTTCAACCTGCCACAGCGTGCGCGTCGGCACCCCGGCGGCGGACAGGCCGCGCTGGAGTCCCAACTCCAGGCCCCCGATTCCGGAGAACAGTGAGCCGATGGTGAGGGGCGTCATTCGTCACCCTGTGCCATGGCGACGGCGGCGGCTACCAGATCAGTGCAGCGGATCACGGCGGCGTTGAATGAACACTCCCAATGCGATGCAAGGGCATCGACGCGGGCGCGCTCGTCTGCGTTCATCTTGACGGCTACGCGCTTGCGAACAGCGGCGGGCGGCAGCTTCGGGCGCGGCATCAGTACCCCCTCCACCGTGGCAGGGTGGCGATCTGATCCATCAGTAGGGTGTGCGTGTCGGCGTCCTCCACCAACTCCTCCACGTCGAGGGTGCGCCCGTCCTCTGTCGTCAGGGTGCCGCCCTCGACGGCGGGAGCCTCCGGCGGGCTCCACCGATCCCCGGCGTATCCGGTGGACAGGATCAGCTCCCCGGTGACGTACCCCCAGCCGGGGAGGTGGATCAGATCCAGCATGTCGATCGTCATGGTCATCGTGTGCGTCCCAGGTGTGCGGCGGCATTGAGCTTGCCAGCAGTTGCGGCGTCCCCTGATGCCATCTGAGCGGCGAATGTCTCCAGCTCTGCGGGCGTCATCCGGATCTGTTCAGGTGCCAGCCCGCCACCGACGGTAATCGTGACAATGATGTCAGATCCGCCGTCGGTGGCGTCGATGCTCTCGATCTCAGTACCGGCCGGAAGCCAGCCGTCACAGACATGCTTCCCGGTCGGGGAGATCGTCGTGGTGTAAAGTGCGATGGGTAAAATCATGCCGTGCCCCAGGTGTGGTGGTGTCAGTCGCGGGCGTGTCAGTCGATGACGCCGTGGGCGTCTGTGCGGACGTACAGATCGCCGGAGGAGCCGTACAGTCCCCAGCCCTCTGCACCGTCGAGGAGCGTCAGGGTGTCCCAGTAGGACTCATTGACCACGATCATGCTGAAATCCCGCAGCGTATAGATCGTGCTGTCCCGGTAGGCGTCAACGCCCACGGCGGCGCGATCGAGGACTTCCGTGATGTCGTTGTCGTTGCCATCGAGGAAGTTCTGTCCGTCGTCATTGAATCGGGCGGCGATCTGGTCTGCGGTTGTGTCGGTCATTGTGTTCTCCGTTGGTTTCGCCCTGCTATGGGCTCATCAGTGACGCAGCGTTAGCGCCAGACCATGCCCCGAAGGGCGGGGGATTATGCCTGCATCAGTGCCAGCATTTTCCGGGCGTCGTCTGCGATGAGCTGCGGGAGGTCGCGAACGAGGGCGACGTGCCAGCCCGCAGCGGCGTGCCTCTCACCGCAGAAGGTGGCGACCTTCTCAGCAGCATCGCGAGAAAAGGTGTGGAAACCACACAGGTTCGATTTGATCTCGACGGGGGCGTATGCGTCCTTGTCACAAAACACAGCCTGCGTCATCGAGCCATTGACAACCGCGTAAGGGGTGCTTGTGATGAAGGCGTGCTGCGCCTCCTTATCTGCCGCTGCCTGAAAGGCGTTTGCGCGGTCGGTAAGAGTTTCGATGATGTTCATGGTGTGTTCTCCTGCGCGGGGTTGGTTCGCTCCCCACACAAGACATATAAAGGGGTACATGTTTACTGTCAAACATGTACCCCTTTATTTTTTCACCGATCCCGCTCGACGTGCAGCCGGGCCTGTGATCGCATCAGATCGCGCTTCACCTCTGCCAGCTCTGCGCGGTGGCGGACAGCCTGCACAGCCTCCAGGCTCCACCGGGTGCGCCAATACCGGCAGGACACCCCCAGCGCAGCACAGAGCACCGTCAGGACGACACAGAGCGCCGTCAGCCCCTCGATCACGACCGCTCCCGCGTCAGCCGTCTGATCAGACCCTCGACGGGACCGCACACCAACCCCTGCCCGTGCGGACCCGTGCCCCGGCGGGTGCGCCGGGAGAATCGGATCGGATGCCCGTGCACGACGGTGTGGTGGTCGCGTACCAGTGTGACGCCCGTGGTGTCACAGGCCAGCATGCGCCACGACTCCCGCCCGTGTGGCGTGATCACCGGGACGCGCGGGCACGCCTCGACGGCGGACCGCACGGCGGCACAGTACGCCGCCCGCAGCGCGTGGGCGCGGTCGATCATCTGGAATCCGCTGTCTGTCAGATCCTCTGTCCGTGGCTCGACGGGTGCGCGATACAGGATCACGGGATCACCTCGAGGAGCTGCCGGAGTGCCTGGAGATCCGCGCGCAGGAGTGACACCTGACGACGGGATTCATGCAGGCGCGCCTCTGCCTCCTGCGCCCGGCGCTCCATCGTGGCGAGCTGGCGCGCGTACCACTCCGGAGTGCAGGGCGTGTCACTGGATACGAGGGTGATCATGTCTCCACCTCCTGCGCCGGGGTGTGCAGGGCGGGGATACCCCCAGCGCGCAGATCCGCGACGAAGGCCCGCCGGGCGCTGTCTGTCCACGCTGCCGGATCTCCCCAGCCCCGCGCGGCGCACTCTGCCTGCACGGCGGGATACTCGACGCCGACGCGGCGCAGGGCGTCGAGGAACGCGGCGGAGGGCGTGCTGACGCGGGAGGGGGCGGGACCGTCACCCGGCAGCTCCTCCCGCGCCGTCATGCCGATCCCCAGGTACATGCGCAGGGCGCGGCACACGGCGCGCGTCTCTGCCATTCGTAGCGCCGCCCCGACCATGCCCCGCTTCACATTGGACGGATCGGCGTCACCGTGAGCGGAGAACGTCCCACGCTCCCCCGTCACCGTGGCGCGGAATACCGCAGCCGTCGCGGCGTGGTCCCATGACAGCATCGTGGTGTCGATGCTCCCCAGGCCGTTGCTATGCGCCGTGATCAGCAGGCCGGAGAATGTCACGAAGTCGCGCCCCGACAGACGGATGATCCCGCCGGTCCTGCGCAGATCGTCCAAATCAATACCGCTCATTTTCGTCCCTCTCTGTGTTGAGTGTGTGCTGTAGCGCCTCGACGCGCCCGATCAGATCGGAAAGCAGGCGCTCCGGAATACCGAGCCCGCGCAGGTAGCGCAGACGGCGGCGGAGCTGTGTCAGGTGCGCCCGGTCGTCTGCGGCGCTCATCGAGTCGCCACGGCGGCGGCGCGGGTGTCTGTCTGTGCCAGCTCGAGGACGTGCGCGGGGTCGAAACCGATCACCTGTGCGATCCGCAGATACCACCCGATCGTCATGCCGGTCTGTCCGCGCAGACGGCGGCGCACCCCGTCCACCGACGTACCCATAGCGGCGGCGATCTCGACGGTGGAGATCCGCGCCTCTCTCTGTCTGCCGACGATGAGCGCCAATAGGCACCCGGTCGGCTCGTGATTGCTCATCTTTACCTCCTGCACAGATCCTATAGGTGGAGGGTGTGCTGTGCCATAAATATCGCCTGTTCGTTATAAATATCGCCTGTTCGTTATAAATATCGCTTGCCATTCCAGGACCGCGCTCATAAAGTCAGGACACCAACCCGGAGAATGAAGTGATCGACATGCAGACCCGACAGGACACCGCCGACGCACTTGCAGCCGCCGCCACGGCATACGCCAGCCGCCCCGACATCGACACCCGGCGCGCGTTCACCGTGGCACACCGCGCCGCGATGGTTGCCGACATGCCCGCCGCGCTCATCGAGGAGATCATCAGCACCTCCACCGCAGCCGTGCGCCCCCTCCCCGTGGCGATCCGATGAGCGGGCGGACGTTCGGTGACCACATCGCGGCTATGGAGGCGCGCCGCGTCGAGGCGTCCCGGTGCCTCGACGCGGGGGAGAACCGCCCCCGCGACGGGCGGGTGCTCCTCGCCTCGCAATACGGACTGTGGGATCACCTGTGGCTCCCCGCCCGGCTGATCCTGTCTACCGGACACCCGAACCGCCGCCACATCGACGCCGCGCCGGGGCGTCAGTTCCACGACTGCACAGAGATCCCCGCAGTCGAGGACATCCCCGCCGCTGTGCAGCGCGTGACGGCGGCATCAGACAACCGAGCTGCACGGCTGGGGGCACTGGGCATTAGCATCGAGTCGAAAGCGCACAAGGCGCTCCACAGCCGTATCCGGGGCGTGATGCGCGCCCTGTGGCTGTACCATCTGTGGGCGGGTGACGATGTGGCGCAGCTCCGCCCCCGCTACTACCACCCCGACGACGTGCGCAAGTACCGGCCCCTTGCGTGGGCCATGCACAGCGACGGCGCTACGCTTGCAGATGCGCTGGCGTACCTTGACGCCCTCTGCGTCGAGTACGCCGCACGGACGCAGAAGAGCCACGCCGGGGAGGCGTTCCTGTCGTCGGCGCGGCGTCTCATCGAGGTGGCAGCATGAACGGCTGTGAGATGCTTACTGAGGAGGCGCGCGTCTGTGGGCGGCGCGGCGGCCTGGAGCGCGTCAGCGTGCGCGGGCCGGGCTTTACCGTGCCTGAGACGCGGATCGCCTGCGCCCGGTGTCGTGGTGAGGAGGTGATCATGGTGATCCCCAGAGCGCCGACGCTGGATCGATCCCGCCCGATGTGCCCGGCGTGCCGGAAGCGATACCCGACAGAGAGCGGGATCTGTGCGACGTGCCGCAATTCGATCAATTCTCACCTGCGCGCAAACCCCTCAAGGCTCCCCAGGATCGGCAGCGTGACGCGGGCGGCGATCTCTGCCATTGATCCCGATGTGGCGCGGACATACGGCAGGGGCGCAGACATCCTGCGCATACAGGCACAGATCAACGGGGGTGGATGATGGATTGGATCAGCATTGCACAGCAGCTATTGATCGTGGCGGGCGTCCTGTTCATTTACGATGTGGCGACCGGGCCGGTTTAGAGTTTCAACGGGAGCCACTGACCCGGCTCCCCGCCCTGTCCCGGTGCCTCGACGCACAGATCGGAACCCATCCGCTGCACGCGGGTCGGCTCTCCTGCCATGCGGACCGTGCGCCACTCCCCCGGCGGGAACCGTGCCACGTCGAGCCAGAACACGTCACCGGGGAGGAGCTGAACCATTGCATAGAGGGTGCGCTGTGGGTCATACGCCAGCCCTGCCAGCCTCCACCCCGCCGCCGGGAGATGAAAGGACGCAGGGGCCGGGCGGGGTAGTGCCTGTTCTACCTCTCCAGGGATGATCTTCAGGGTGCCGTCCTCGATCAGCTCCTCCGGCGTCGGGGGAGGTGGAGGGGCGGCGGCGTGTGCCGTGTGCGCGGCGCGGTCACTGCGGATCACGTCCATCAGCCGCCGCCGGGCGTCACCCCCCGACCGTGCCCGCCCTCGACGCAGGAGGCGGGACAGCAGGGCGGATAGGATCACTCTGCCATCCACCGACGCGCTGCACTCTGCGCGGCTTCGATCTCATCTCCAACGGATGACTGCGCCGACAGGTGCTCTGCGGCGGCGCGTTTCAGCCGGGCGATCTCTGCGGTGTGCGCCTGCACGGCATCAGAGAGCCTGACATTCTCCCCGACGATCCGGGTGCGCTCCGCTTTGAGCTGCGCATGTTCCGCTGCCAGGATCGTCAGCCCGTCGAGGTCCACCGGGGCGGGTTCTGGCACGGCGTCGATCTGCTCATGTATGCCGTCGCGGATCTCGATCAGCACCGGCCAGACCTTGCGCATGAACGCCAGCAAAGCCACCGCAGCGCCCCCCAGGACAGACAGCGCAGCAAGCACTTCATCTGCCAGCCTGATCCACGGGTGAGGGGGAAGCGGGGTGCGCATCAGGGCGGGATCGATCGCGATCATCACCCCCGGCGCGTCGAGGGTGAGCGCGGGCGCGCCGTCGGTGTCCATCAGCTCCAGCGGGGAGGGGGCGCTGTCATCCTCGACGGCGGCGCGGTCCACTGTCACTATTGACGGGGAGGGCGTGCTGTCCACCTCCGCCTCTGCCACCACCCCCAGATCGTCGGCGGGCTCCTCGACGGGCGCAGACGGCAGACCGTCAGGGAACGGGGGCGCGCCGTCTGCAGCGGCGGGATCTGAACAGGCACAGGCCGCGATGATGGACAGGGCGATCATGTCAGGCTCCCGGGATCTCGATGATATCCGACTCACTGACGCGCGCGCGCGTCGGGGCGTCCATCACGGGGATACCCCCGATCGTGCCCGGCAGATCCAGCGCACCGGGGCTGCGCTCCATCACGATCGGATCGCGGCGGGGCGGCTCGATGATCTCCGGCGCTCCCCCGTCGAGGACATCCGAGAAGGCCCCCAGAAAATCCCCCACGCTGTCCGCCGCCTTGCTTCCCCGGTCAGTGAGGAGGGCGGCAACCTCCCGCGCCTCCTGCACGTCCTGGAGGGCGTGGCGCAGGGCGCGGGAGAACGCGGCGCGCACGATGGATCGGAATAGCTCCCGCTTCTCTGCGTCATTGATGAATCGAAACCGATCCTCCAGGCTGGCGAACCGCAGCCGGGCAAGCAGATTCAGCGACCACGACACGAACGATTCGAGCGCGGCGCGGATCGCCGTCTCGTGTGCCTCCCGCTCTGTCGATCCCTCTGCAAGCTCATCGTCGAGGATGTCGCGATACCGACCGACCCACCGGGCGGCGTTGGTGGCGAACTGCTGACGCACGGCGGCGCGCTGCTGACGGCGCAGGGCGCGGCGATCCTTGCGCTCCTCCCTGCGGTCTTCTCTCTGGTCTTTGCGGGTGGGTTTCGACATCGGGCGCACCTGTGACGCCGGGGCGGGGGCGGGCGT